GGCTGGTGTTGAACTGGCTGCTGGCGCAGCGCCGACGACCGCGGCTTGGCCTGCATTTCGCCGGGCTCGGCCTGGGTATCGCGGTGTCCGGCCTGGCGACCGCGCTCCTGGCCGGGCACGCCGGTTCGAGCGGACAATGGGTCTGGCTGGGGCTGCTCGGCGTGGTCTTCCTGGTGCCGGCGTGGCGCTGGATGCCGGCAGCCGCCGCGCCGTCGGCGGCACACCTGGCCAGCGCGCCGCCACCGCCATCACGGCGCTGGCGCGTGCTCCTGGTCGCTGCCTACTTCTGCGCCGGCTTCGGCTTCGCCATTGGCGCGACCTTCATCGTCGCCATACTCGAACAGACCGCCGTCTTCAGCGGGCATGGCAGTGCGGTATGGGTGCTGGTCGGTCTGGCGGCGGTGCCGTCGACGTTCCTGTGGGATCGGCTGGCTGCGCGCGTGGGCATGATCCGCGCGCTGTGGGTCGCCTTCGCGCTGCAGGCCCTGTCGTTCGTGCTGCCGCTGCTCGACGACGGCCTCGCTGCGGGCGTCGGCAGCGCGTTGCTGTTTGGGATCACCTTCGCCGGCATCGTCAGCCTCACGCTTACCGTGGTGGGCCGCCACTATCCGCAGAACCCTGCTGCGGCGATGGCCACGCTCACGCTGAGCTACGGCGTGGCGCAGATCATCGCGCCGGCGGTGGCCGGCATGCTCGCCCGCGACAGCGGTTCCTACCGCGCGTCGCTGCTGCTGGCGACGATCCTCATGGCAATCGGCATCGTGCTGCTGGCCGGCATGCGCGAGGCCGCGCGGCACCCTCAGCAGCAAATGTGAAATTTTTTTGATGAAAGGCTTGCCGAACCTCTCAGACCTCCGTATTATTCGCGTCCTCGCCAGCGGCAACGCAGCGATGAAGTGGCCGAGTAGCTCAGTTGGTAGAGCAGGGGATTGAAAATCCCCGTGTCGGCGGTTCGATTCCGTCCTCGGCCACCACTATTCAAAGGGCTCGCAGCAATGCGAGCCCTTTCCTTTTGCCAGTTGCACGGAATTTGCACGGATCATTGGGGGTGAGAGCTCGCCTGCACTCCACGTCCAGCGCACAGCGCCAGCTCCGCACGTCTACAGCAGGCCGATCTCCTCGACCGTCGCTAGGCCGCGCGAGAGCCTGGCCACGAGCAAGCTACCACCCGCCACCGCGCGCCCGGTCCGATAGTTGAGGTACACCGCTTGGAGCCGGCCCGCTTCCGCGACCGCAGCGGGGTCGAAGCTGTCTGGCCGACCACGCAGCGGCTCCCCTGGTGACGCGAGACCACCGGCAAGTACCTGGACCACCGCTGCCGCGCCGCCAGCGTCCTTGGCGTAGGCCGTAGCCATCATCCGGCCATTCTTCGGCGACCAGCCACCCAGAACCAGCTCCGTGTGCAGGTCGCTTCGCGGCAGGCCTGCCCTATCGGCGGCCTCCACGTAGGCTGGCCATACCTTGTCGATTACCAAACCCAGCTCTGTCATGAGCTGCTCCATCGTGAAATCCGCGCGGAAGCTGGCCTGCAGGCACAGCTCGTAGATCCTCAGGAAGAACTGAGCCGAGCCCCTACAGGCCAGCACGAGGTTGTACTGGGGGATTAGAAGGAGCTTGGCGCCTCGGGACTGCTGTCCCGTGTGCGCATCCTGCGCGAGGGTGTCGACAGCCACCAGCAGCTTGTCAGGGCGCAGCAAGACGTTGAGGATGCTCATGGGATATGGGCAGGTCCAGGGCGAGACGCCACTATTACGGGCTGGCGCCTGCCCCGTCTAGGCCTTGGGATGGGGCGCGTGGAACTCCCCTAATTGCTTGACGGGAAACTTCGCGCTGGCGTACTTGGCCAGCACCTCGGTTCGCAGCCGGTCCTGGTGACGCTCAACCCACAGCTCGGCCCCGATGATGCCGGTGTCGTAGCTTTCACAGAGCCTCTTCGACCGCCGCTCCCGCTGCACGTCCAGCTCGGCAAACCACGTCCCGTTATCCACCCGCTGGTGGAGCCTGACGACCCACTGCCCACGGTGCCGGATCACGTCCGGGCGGCAGTCTGGGTTGGGGAGGGACATTGCCCATTCGAAGTCGTGAGGAAGCATGGGGGCAGGATACGGATGAACGTCTCACGCCCTGCGATCCGGGAACGGCGCCCCGGGCCTGGCCTGTGACCTACCCATCAGGAACTCTTGGCGCACCCGCTCGTTGTGGGTACGCCGCGAACACCTGCCAGGAAGAGCCCACAACCCCTGTTCGTTCACATCGGCGTCCCAGTCTGCGCCAGCGAGGGTCTCGCCCAGCTCGTGCGGACGGCGCGACGCGCGGTAAATTGCATCCGCGACCGCCTCCATCTCGTGGACAAACCAGCGGTAGCCGTTGACACAGATCGCCACTGGTTGGTCATTGGGATGGGGATAGTGCGGCAGCACCTTCTGGAGCTGGGCGGCAGCCTCAGCGACCGTCAGAGCCCGGAAGTCGGGCGAGGACGCCCAATGATCAAGTATGCGCACGGCGCCGGGGGTCATGTCGTTCTCCTTCACCAGCCGGGCACTCGATACTCACGCCCGAGGGGTAAAAGTGGCGCGAACGCTCCATCAATGAACGGGGAACAGGATCACAATATGTGCGGCCGATTCGTCCAGACCCCCATCCGCGACGCCGACGCAAGGCTGTTCCCCCAGCTCGTGGGCGACCTGCTGTCCATGCCAGCCAGCTACAACCTGGCCCCGACCCAGCGCGCATCGGTAATCCTTGACCGCGGCACCGGCCTGCAGCTCACCAGGCTCTCGTGGGGCCTCCTGCCCTTCTGGGCTAAGGCCAAAAAGCTCCAGGGCTCCACGATCAATGCACGGATCGAGACCGTCGCCGAGAAGCCTGCGTTTCGCGCGGCGTTCAAGAAGCGGCGGTGCCTGATCCCGATGGCCGGCTACTACGAGTGGTCGGTCAACGAAGAGGACGGGAAGAAGGACCCGTGGTTCATCCACGCGGCGACGCCGCTGTGGGCCGCCGGCCTCTGGGAAGACACCAGCCCACTGCTGGACGCGGACAACCTCGGCACCTTCACCGTGATCACCGGCGACAGCAGCGGCGTGTCGGCGGACATCCACGACCGCATGCCGGTGTGGCTGGCGCCGGGCCAGACCGAAGAGTGGATCTCGGCCGACGCCGACGCGGCGATGGCGATGCTGCTGGCCAGCCAGCCGCCGGCGATGGAGGCCTATCGCGTGAGCCGCGCCGTGAACACGCCCCGCAACAACCGCGAGGATCTACTCGCGGCCGTGGCGTGAGCGATTACAGGGGCGGCGGGAGCGCCGGCGGCGCGCTCGCCTCGAACACTGCGTCGGTCGCCGCCTTGATCATGGCCATGAGCTTCCACCCGGGCTCCACGGTTTCCTCGCCGGTGACCGGGTGCTTGACGGTGTAGTCCCGCGCCAGCAGCTCGCTGATCCTTGACGGCAGCACGCCGAGGAAGGTGCGCTCCAAGACTGTGCCATCGGACTGCGTTGTGATCTTCTCGAAGTGGAAGGTCACCGGCCCGTCGTTCGTGTACGGGCTCCAGTCGATCCCGATGCGAGGTGCGATCGCCTCCACCTTCGTGCCGAACTGCTCGCTCTCGCTGATCACTGCCATGTCAACCCTCCGTACTGATCAAGGACAGCTCTTGGGAGCCGATGTGGAAGTTGCTGCCGTTGGCCTCAGCCAGGGTTATCGGCCACAGGCCCGTTGCGCCGCTGAGCAGCACCCGATAGGCGAACGTCCCGACGCCAGGCAGGCCGTCGGTGAACGTGACACTGCCACCGACGGAAGCTTCGTAGCTGTAGCGTCCCCACAGGTCGTCGTAATAGACGGTGGTCTGGCCGCCGACCTGCATCGAACTGACCGTCTCCCAGGCACCGCCGTTGTAGCTGCGCTGCAGGGTCATGATCACGCTGTTGGCCACCACACCTGGCGTACCGGAGTCCAGGTAGCCGGAGTTGTAGTAGGCCAGGCTGAAGACAACTGTCTTGGGCGCTCCACCGGTGCCAAACGGCGGCGACTCCACCGTCGCGGCCGTAGAGACGGCCGTCGAGCGGTAGGCGTTGCGCCGGATGCCGGCCGAGAGTGAGCCCCCAAAGAAGCCGGCCCCCTTGTTGTCGAACCACAGCAGGCCGTTCGCCTTGCTGCAGGCATTCACGTCTGAGCCGACGCCAATCCAGAACAGCAGATCCCCTGTCGTTCCGAATGGCTTGCCGTGCGCCAGTAGAAGGCCGCCCGACCGCGTCAGCCAACGGCCACCCTCGAACGTGGTGCTGCCGGTATTGTTCGGGTCTACGATTCCGAAGCGGTCGGCCACGAAGTCGATGCGGCCGATGGTGCCGTTGTTTACCGAGGTCATGCCGATGGCGCGGCCGTTGACGTCAAGCGCCCAGGTGTAGGACGCCTGCAGCTGGCTCTGGCCGTTCTCCAGAGTCGTGGCGCGAACCTCCAAGGCCTGCGTGGCTGACGCGGTGGCCGCGGCGGTCACCTCGTCACTCCACACCGTTGGCGCCGCGCCCTGCTCCAGCTTCAGCCGGCGGAAAGACGAGACGGCGTCGGTCACCTCACAGATGATGCCCACAAGCAATCGGGTGGTGCCGGCGGGAACGTCGATCGTGCAGCTGTACCTGGTCCAGACACCGAGCTTGGTCGGGTCCGACAGCGCGGTGACCGACCCGATCAACCCGTCGTTGTTGTACGCGCTGATCGCCAAACGGGCATTGCCTTGCAGCCCGTTGCGGAAGATCTCGCCGGACAACGTGTGCATGCCCGGGGTAATCGGCCCAGGGATGAACTGATAGGAGGTGTCGTTGCTGGCGGTAGCGTGGATCGCCGCGAATGGTCCGTAGCTGGCGTCCGAGTACGCACCGCCGCTCGCCGGGGTAGTCCAGGATGCGAAGCCACTCCGCCACGTGGGGTTCGCGATCATGTTGGGATTGGCTACGGTGGAAGCCTTCACCTGTGTGATCGCGGTGCTGTTGGCGCTGACGGCGCCCTCGAGCTGCTGAACCTCACTGCGGAGAAACTGCAGCGCGGACGTCTCCGCCTTGCCCTCCACCGTTGCGTTGACCTGTTCGATGCGCTGCCCAAGCGCGCTGTCACGGTCCACACTGGCCTGCTCGACGGCAGTCACGGACGCTTGGGAAGCGAGACTGCCATCGCCGGCAGGTAGGCGTGCAACGACAGCGTCTGTCCGCTGAGCCTGCGCTGCGTCGCCGGTGGCGCGAGCCTGTGATTCGGCCACGACCGATGCTTCGCTTGCAACCATGCCCGAACCTGCTGGCATGCGCGCCTGCACCGCCTGCAGCTGGCCCGCCTGGGCCTCATCGGCTGACACCCGGGCATTTCGCTCCGCGATAACACTGGCCTCACTCGCGACCGCGCCAGCCCCGATCGGCATACGCACCTGAATCGCCTGCAGCTGCGCGGCTTGGGCCTCGATCTCGCTCGCGTTGACGGTGGTCATGGACAGCGCACCAGCGACTGCCTCACCCAGCGATGCGTACTCGCCGATCAGCTCCCACACGGCAGGAAACAGATCGGGCTGCTGTCCGCTGGTCTCCACCCGGGCGCGATACAGGCGACCGCCGGCCTGCACCAGATCGCCGACGGGGTACACGCCGTCGAATGACCATTCGTCCGCCTCGAGGATATCGGCCACCTGTGCCGCCACCGCATCCGCCCGTGCCACGGCGACGTCTCGAGCGAGGTCGGCCTTGACAGTCGCGTCGGCTGCCGCTGCGGCAGCCACGCGAAGATCTTCATTGAACCGGTCGATGCGCTCCTGACCGATCTGCCGGTTCAGCTCTTCCATCTCCGCGTAGTTCGGCACTTTGCCCGGGGTGCCCTCCACGATGGAACCCTCCCCGGGCTTGCCGCGCACGCTCGCCGTGATCTTGAACCACCACGCCTGCCCGCTCCCGTCGCTGTAGAGATAGCGGGTTTCCGTCGTACGGTGGATCTCCGTCCACGGGCCCTCCTGCGTCGGCCCCCGTTCGATGATGTAGACGACGCCCGCCTGGTCTACCGCCGCCCATTCGATCACCACCCCGTCAGCAACCGGGTTGGGGACAACGCCATCCACCGGCGGCGTGACCGCTGCCGTGTAGACGACCGGGAACCATGAGGACTGCCGGGGCGCCGCCGGCGTCACCGACGGAAGCGCGCCCGCCCCGATCTCGATCAGGGTGATTTTCCTTGCCTGCATTGGGAACTACCTTGCGTTGAGCGCTTCGCGCATCGAGGAACTGGTGCTGGTGCGCACGCCCTGCGTGGTCACCGCGAGTAGGTCGTGCAACAACTTGTTTTGCTCGGTCAGCAACGCATTGCTCTGTTGGACGGCTGCTGTGGTTTCGGCCTGCCCCTTCCCATCGACCACCAGGTCAAACACGGCCCGGCTGAAGTTGTCGGGAAGAGCTTCGATCGCATCGGCGAGCTGGCCCATGCTGGTGCCGTCGTCCATGTCCAGATTCCCGACCTTCATGCCGTCGATCAGCCCGGTCACCTGGCCGAACAGGTTGTTGTAGTCCTTGCCACTTGAGTAGAGGTTGCGACCGAAGCCCAAGGCCGCCTGTGCGGCCGCCTGCGCCGCGCCGGCATCTCCCCCCGATACCGCGCGCTCCAGCTCGCGCATCGCCTCTTGCAGCTTCTCCTGGTCCGTCAGCGGTGACAGGTCGCTTGTCGACAATCCATACTTCATTGCCTTCTTGTCGGCGTCGATCTGGGCCTGCAGCTTCCCCATGCTCGTCGCGCGCAGGGCCTCGATCTTGGCCAAGTCCTCCGCCCGGGCACCAGACAAACCGAGCGCCTTGGCGTAGTCGTTGGCCGCCTTAACCTGCTGGCGGTAGGTGCGTTCGATCGACAGGGCCTGCGACTGATACTGCGAAAGGTCTCCGGTCAGTAGTTGCGTCGAAACATCCGCCATCAGTGCACCGTAGCTCTTGGCCGCCCCGGTCAGTCGAGCATAGGCATCGCTCATCGTTTCGCCAGCGCGGGCCAGGTCTCCCATGCGGTCAACTACTGCGGTGATCACTCCGTCGCCGCTGCGGCTCCACAACTGGGCAGCATTTGCAATGTCTGCCTGGATAGCAACGGTAAGGCCGGCCACCTCGTTAAGCTTGGCCGCGTCACTGCGGTAGCGATCTGCCAGGCGTTCTATTTCGTCAGCTGCGCCGTAAGCCTTGGCCACCGCCAGCATGTTCTCGCCAGCCAAACGCTGGGCAAAGGCCTCTTCTGCCTCGTAGTAGACCCGCCCGGCAATCTGGCCGAACTCCTTGGTCAGGTTGCCATTCTTGTCGAACTCCTGTCGAAATGAGCCCGCCACCATTGGTGGCACCGCCACCCCCAGCGCTGCAGCCGCTTGGCCCATCGCCTTCTCGATCTGGTCGAAGAGGTCACGCACGGACTGCAGCGCCGCGTCGTCCATCGCTGCGCGATTGGTTCGGCTTTTGGATCCCCGGAAGAGGCTCCGCTTCTTGGACTGAGTGGTTTCACTGACACCAGACACGCCGGAATCACCGATGTTGAACTGGCTGGCGCCACCGGTAGTTTTCCAGCTTGTGCCAAACAAACCGCCTCCGGTGACCTTGTCCAGGGCAAATGCACCCAAGCCAATCCAGCCGGCAGGCCCGATACTCTTGAGCCCGCCGGTCAGCGCGCCCATCAGCCCTGAGCCGCCCTTGTAAGCAGCCATGCCGGCGGAGATGACGCCGCTTACGGCGTTCCCGGCAAAGCCGCCGGCCAGCGTGGAAACGCCCTTGGTGAACAGGCCGTCCCCGCCCTGCATCCCCATCATGCCGCCGGCCAGCGCGCCGCCCCAGTTAATGCCCGACAGCGAGGACGCCTTGCCGCCAGGCCCGGTGAAGGCTGGCATGTTGTTGCCGAATCCCATCATCGACGCTGGGTCCGTGCGGGTGCCAGTGGCGATGCGGGTCTGGAAGCCTGCAGCGGCCTGGCTCTTGGACACCAGCGCGGCCACGCTGGCCAGATTCTGGCCGCCGGCGGCGGTCCCATTGCCCGACAGAATGCTGTAGCCAACTCGGTCAAGGATGCTGGTCTGGATCGGCAGCACCAGCTTCTGCTGCAGCAGCTGGCGGGAAAGGTCGCGCAGGCCCTGCCTGGCTACGTCCTTCAAGTCCCCCCACAGGCTGCGCCAGTCGCGCATCCCGCCGGCAACGAACTCCGCCATAGCATCGGCGGCATCGCTGACACCGTAGATCACCACGTTGGCCCAGGCCTCGACATTGGCCGCGGCCTCTTCCATCTGCAGCGACAGCGCAGCGGACGCACCAGCCGCGGCCAGAATCGACCGCTCGTACTCTTCATAGCTCGCCGCGCCCTTGGCCAATGCCAGCGCCTCCTTGCCACCAGCGGCCTCCACCGACTTTTGCAGCTCTTGTCGCATGTCGCGCTCGTTGAGCAGCTGCCGGCGATATAGCTCCCGCGCACGGCCTATCTTGCCCAGCATGGACAGCTCACCGTTCATGGTCGCCAGCAAGGCCTCCGGGCTGGTCATGGCCCGATCAACCTCTGCCGCTGCCTTGGCGTATTCCATTGCGCTTTGGGCCATCAGCACGTTGGCATCACCCTGGGCGATGTTGCCCTTGGTCAGGGCGGCGTTGTACTCCGCCATGTTCTGCAGGTGTTTGGCCATCGCCTCGTCGAGCGGGCCGTTCATCGCCGCTGCCGCCAGCTGAGCCTGCTGGCGATAGCGCTCCAGTGACTCAGTCGCGGCCTTCTGGTGCTTGGCAGCGGTACGGTCGGCGGCGGTCGCCTGCTTTTTGGACGCGGTGAGCGCTGTTTCGGCCTTCTCTTGCTGAATGCGCAGGCGGATGTATGTCGTGCCCTGCGCGACTGCTGCATCCCAATCCGCGGTTCCTGGCCTCAACTTTCCTTGGTCCATGCCCGCCTGGAGCAAGTCCCGAACATCAAGGCGCGCGACGTCTTTTGCGCTCTTTCCGATGCGCTCAATCTGCCCCGGGAGATTCACGATACCGTTGCTGATCGTCGCCGAAAGCGTCTTAAAGCGCTGTTCGAGACGGTCAAGGTCCCCGATCGCAGCCGTCGCGCCTGGACCGATGCTCTTGTGGAACGCCTCCCAGTTTCCATCTTGCCTGAGGCGCTCGATTGCGCCTTTCAACTCACCGAATGCAGGGCCCATCCGCTGCCGGAGAACGCTCTCCATAGCCGCGAGGTCACTCTCTGCGGGTTTGAGCTTCCCGCGAAGTGTCTCGATGGCTTTGCTGGTAGCTTCAATCTGACCTGCATATGCAAGCGCGCTGGCGCCGTCACCGCGGGTGGCGCTGCTTTGATCGCGATACAGGCCTTGCAGCTTCTGCTGGAGCGCCTCCAATTCCGCTTGTGCATCGCGGAGGGGCACGACCATCTTGCCGAAGCCTTCCATCGCCTCCCGTATCGATGAGCCGTCCAGCAGGTCCTTGCGCAGCTCGCGGGATGCTTCAGCGATTCCGTCCAGTGATGCTTTGAAGCCTTCGAATCGCTCTTTACTCTCCCCTGCTGCCTCGGCCGCTTTGTAGATGCCGAACCCGATCGCCGCCACGCCGGCTGCGGCGAGCCCTGCCGGCCCACCGATCGCTGCGTAAGCAGCGGACAGACCTTTTGCCGCGACAGCGGCTGCCGTTTGCGCAGTGGTCAGCCGCACGGTGGCTGCGGTCATACCGGTGAGCCCCACCGCAGCTCTGTTGGCCACGACGCTGTGCGCCGTCCAGAGCGCGGTGAGTTCCTTCAGGCCGACCGCCAGCTTTCCGCCTGCGTAGAAGATGCCCAGCGCCGCCCCGACTGGAAGAGCCGCGGTGGCGATGACGCCCAAGTTATCGGCAAAGCCGTTTATTGCTGCGGTAGCAGCTCGAACAGTACCCCCTTCCGCGCCGCTCCCCAGCAGATCCTCGAATGACTTCTTGACGGCACCGAGCGCGCCGCCGAGTGTTTCGCGGGCAGCCAGACCGGCACCGGCATACGACTCTTCCATCACCCCCATCACCATAGCCTGGGCCTCGGCCAAGCGCCCAGTGTCCACCATGCCCTTCAACATGGCCTTCTGTTGGTCGGTGAAGCGGAAGCCTTGCTTCGTCAGGGCGGAGATTCCCTCAGTGGGATACTCCAGCGCCTTTCCGATCGTCTCTGCCGATTGAGTGATGTTCTCACCTAGGCGCACGGACTGATCAATCGCCAGCTGCAGCGCGCGCGGGAAATTCTCACCCACGATGCTGGAGTAGGAGAGCAGCCGGGTTTGCGCTGTCACGATCTCGCCCGACGAGTGCGTGGTCGCCTTCGCCATCTTGTCGGCCATGTCCACGAGCTGCCGACTGTTGTAGCCAGCGGCCTGACCGGTGGATTTCAGCGCGGCATTGAGCTGAGCCAGCTCATTCTGGGCGTTGATCGTCTCGGTGATGAACATGCCAAGCACCGCGCCACCACCGAGCGCGCCGAACCCTTTCGCCAGGGTCGCCATGCTAAGGTCGATGCTTGTAATCGACAGCTTCGCGTCGTGAGCAGCCTGAGCGAAGCTGTCGGACATCTCTCGCTGCATCTGCCGCATTGCTCGCGCGGCCCGTTCGGATATCCGCGGTGCTTTGCCCATATTACGTTCGAAGCTGCCGGTTTCCGCCAACAGGTCAACGGTCAGGGTGTAGAGGGCCATTTTTCACCAATAGAAGAAAGGCCCGCACTTGGCGGGCCTTGGAATGACGGCAGGTTTCCAGCAATCAGGTCTTCTGGCAGAGTTTCCTGAGGCTGAGCACGATGTCGGCGAATCCGTAAAGGAACGGCGCCGAGAGCAGCGACGACACGGACGCGGTGAATACCCACGGCGCCACGCCCAGCAGGGCAACGGCGAGCCCTGCAACACCAGCTGCCACGGACAGGTGTCCTACTGTCTTGATCACTTCGGGCAGAAGCGTGCTGCTTGCACGTTCTTGATCAGCTTCCATATCGACCCTCTTCGTTTGATTGACGGCAGATATTGCCAGTGTCAGCCCGGGATTTCCTCAAACTCCATGTATCCACCAAAGTACTGCCGGCTGATGCTCTCGGCCGAGGGCAGCTGCGTGGCGTGGCCGTAAATCGCAGCGCGCGCAGCCAGAACTGGATCGAACGCCTTGGTCTGAATGTCGCGAAATTGCGGCACCACGCATGCACGCTGGCGCCCAGCCATCGCCATTGCGACAGTCTCCCAGTCCGTACCGCCCAGGCCGCCCTTGCGCACCACCTCAGTCGCGCGGCCGGACAGCGTGGCAGTCAGCCGCCGGTATACGGCGCCGGGTACGGTGTTGACCTGCCCGCCCTTGGTCCGCTTGTGGACACTGGCGTCGATCGGTCCAACCGCCCACCCATCCTTGATGCCGATGTCGACCGCACGGAAGATCGCAATCTCCCCCACTTCGACGTTCGTTACCAGGGTGTCGATCCCCACCGCGACGCTGCTCACCGTGGCTGCGGCGGTCGGGAACAGCCAGGCGCATACGGTGCCGTCGGGCAGGCGCACGGTCGTTGCGGTGGCCCCCGCGGCGCTGACCAACACCCCCTCCGGCACGTTGAGGCCGAGCAACGCCACTATCCCCGGGACCAGCCCCTCGGCGAGCGTCACGTTGATGGACAGGCTGCCTGTCCGGTGAATGCGGCTGCGGCGCCCCGGCTTTCCGTCGAACATTGCAGCGCCGGCGTCGGTGGTCAGCCAGGTGCCGCCCACCAGCGCCACAGACTGCACCGCAGGCATTCCATATCCGATCAGCACCGCATCACCCCCACAACGTAAGCACCACGTCACCCGTGGCAGGGTTGCGCTCCACGCGCCGCACAAGTACCTGCTTGCCTGCCTCCAACCCATACCGGCTGTAGGCGATGCGTCCCACCTGCCCCGGGTGCGGCGCCAGCTCTTGGTCGCCCTGCACGCTGACCCGGTAGAAGAACCGCTGCACCCGGTACATGGCCACTACCCGGTCGATCTCTGCCTGCGCGTCCGCGCCATTCCAGAAGAGCGAGAGCACCGGGTCGGCGCCGTCGGCGCGGCGGTAGTGAGGATGCATCGCCCCGGCCCCGTACACCTGGGCGCGGAACAATCCCATCAGCTCGTCGCGGCGCCACTGCGGCATGTCCACCACGTCCGTGACCAGGTCGGAAGCGCCCAACGCTTGGGCGTTCGGCCGGTAGGCCATGCGGCGCGTGAGGTTCGGGGCTTCGTCAGGAACGGCGAGCAGATCTTCGGCCAGGTCGCCGCCGGCGAGGTCGAAAGCCAGTTCCCCCGCCCATTCCTCTGGCGCCGCCACCTGGACGAATCGAAGTGCACCGTCAGCGTCCTGGTAGCAGCCCACTCCGTAGCTGGGCAGGATCGCGTTCATGGCGTCCCGGCCAGTGATGGCCGTGCCGGCGTAGTAGCCCACACCGGCATAGCCAGTGGCGGCATCGATCGCCGCGCAGTCTGTGCCCGACCATGCTGCCTTGCCCAGGCGCCCCATGATGTCGGCCATCGCCTGCTGCAGCGTCGCCGGCGCCGGCCCCGGGCCAACGCTAGAAGCGTCTGTCACCACAGGCATGACCGGTGGCGATCGCATGAGCAGCTGCTGCCCATCCGGGGATAGGGAGAAGGTGCCCGCCTCCATCGCGTCGCCGCGGTCAAGGACGGTATCCGTGTAGATCCGCGAATCGGCAACGAACATCGCCGTCGCATCCGAATTTGCCCCCATTGCCGGCACGCTGGCCACAGCTCCGATCAGCACCGGCTGCGGCTTCCACGCCAGGCCGGGGATGTTCGGCAGGAACACACTGCGGTTGATCACCTCGTCGAGGTCATCGTGCGCGTCCCGGAAGTAGATGCCCTTGGTGCCGTCGTCGTTGATCTCGATCCGGTCGAGCGAGAAGCGGTACGCCGCGTGCGTGTCGGCGAGCATCCCATCCGCCGGACCGACCCTCACCTGCGCCGGCGCGCCAGAAGCGCCACTGAGCGCCAGATCGTCCAGGACGCCATCAGCGTCCAGCGCCTGGCATTCCGCCGCGCTGGTCTGGCTCACCGGTTCACCACCCCACGGCCAGAAGTTGATTTCGCTAATGAGGGTGATGCCGTCGGCCAGCACTCCCTCGAACCGGGCGTTGGCCGGGGAGTCACCCGGGGCGGTCAGCCAGTCGGCATCGGCGAGGCGCGCCACCGCTGGGGATGCGGCGGGCAAGCGCCAGCCGACCTGAGCGGCGGGACTACTGGCCCCCCACTGCCCTGCATTGACCGCCATGCACAGACCACCGGCTTCGGTAGCCGCGAGCGAGGCGGAGAAGTGCAGCGGGCCGGTAAGCCCGATGTCCCTCTGGTGGACCAGCACGCCGTTGCGGTAAAGCTTGAGCCGGGTTGGCGCGCCGACCTCCACCAGCACCCCCGCGATTTCACCTTTGGCAAGGACGGGCAAGCCGGCAGCGACCGGCCCACCGTCGAAAAGCACGGTCCCTGCGCCAAGGTTCCAACCAATGCCAGCGGCATCACCGCCGGGGAAGGTGGTCAGCGAAGCGCCGGCCGTCGCGACGCCGACGACGGCGGCCATCGGATCATCGCCCCACACCGCGAACTCGGCACCGAAGGTGCCGTAATCCAGTGCAACGTCAGAGCGGGCCATGTGGTGGATCTCCGCCGCTGCGGTTGTAGCCAGCGTGAGGCCGCCGTCGCGGGCGGCCAGCAACGGGCCAATGGGCAGCGCGGCGAAGCGCCCGAAGGTGTCAGCCATCATTTCCTCAGAGTGAGTCGAACCAATCCTCGGCCTCGTCGTCGTCGGACTTCGGCACAAGAACGTCTAGGAAGGCCTGCATGCTGCGCTTTGTGCCAGCCTGGCTGTGCGCTGCTGCGGTGAAGGCGGCGAAGGCCGCAGGCTTGATGTGCAGACCAACAGGGTCGATGGGGTTCCGCTTATGAAACTCCCACCAGCTCAGGTACTCGCGGCGCGACATGGTCGACCGCAGCTCGGCCACCGTGCGATGCAGGTGGCCGGCCAGTACGTGCCAGAACCAGTCTTCGCCGCGCTGCCTTAGGCGTTTCCCGTCTCGGCCTGGGCGTCAGCGGCCTTGTCGCCGAAGCCGGAGTGCTTCATGGCGACCTGCTGCAGTTCCGCGGCAACCAACGGCTTCAGCTGTGCGGCCTGCGCGGCGGTCATCACCGGCTTGCCGTTTTCGTCGCAGATGGTGGCCGCGATCAGCTTTGCGCGATCACCGTCCTGGTAGAGCCGACGGAACTCCGCGTCCGGCAGCTCGCGCACGTGGAACTGCGCCTTGTCGCCGCTGGGCAGCGTGATGGTATCCGCGCACACGTCTTTGGACGCGAACATGCCGAGGCTGGTGAAGGTCTGCAGCACAGTCGGCGGGGCAGCGAGCGCGTCGGTCGCCGGGGTGTCGTTGGTCTTGCTCATGGGCCGTTTCCTGAAATGGTGGTCGGGCGCGCAGGCCGCGCACGGCTAACACGCGGGGTTCCCGCGCGCCCGGCCAGAGAGAAGGCCCGCCGAAGCGGGCCGAAAAAGAGAGCGCCGTTGCGCCTGTTAGGGCGCCGGACGGTGGGTGGTGACCGCGCCGGAGCCACGAATGGTGATGGTTGCCTTCCAGATGTCGTTGTCGGCCACCTGGACGGCGAAGTTCTGCACGAAGCCCTTGAACTGCTTGGAGACCACGTCGTCCGGCGGCGTGATGACACCGGCAACGGCCTCCGGCTTGTCCGCGCCTTCGGTTTCCGACTTCGGAGCGGTGACCAGGAAATCCACCACCTCGCCACTCTTGTGCAGCGCCTCGATCTTCTCGTGGTCGACGGCGTCGTAGTTGATTTCGATGGTGGTGCTGCCGGTGGCCTTCCGGCCGGCCACGAACTGATCCCAGTCATCATCGAAATCGGAGACGTCGATCTCCGATGCCTGGCCATCGGGGAAGCCGACCGAGCGCAGACGGGTCACCTTCGTGACCTCGGTGGGCGCGGTGGCAATGAACAGCTGGGTGTGCTTCGACTTCAAAACGCCCATTGCGTTTTACCTCTTGGATAGAGCCCGGTCGCCGGGCGGAAAAAAACCGGCTTGCGCCGGTGGTGGGTTGAGCATTTCAAGCAGCTACCGGATGTCCAGCAGCCGCACGTCGAAGGAGATGCCGAAGGTGTCGGTGCCGTCGGGGTCCGGGCTCGGGTTGTAGGATTCGATGCTGCCGCGGCGCTCAACCTCGTCGCGGATCGCGATAGCTGCGGCGTTCGCCTGCATGGTGTCCTGGCCCCAGACCGTAATCCGGACCCGCCAACCGTCGGCCGGTGGTGTATCGGACTGAGGAACTGGGGAGCCTGCCACGATCTCCCAGGTTGCGTAGGGCAAAGCCGCGCCCTGAGGTGCCACACGGGGCCAGACGCGGATTGGATCGCCAAGCAGCGCACGCACAGGCGCACTACCCTGCAAAACCGGTTGGATCAGAGGAATCATCACAGTACCCAGCCTTTCCGCTTTAGCGCGCGAGTGATCGCGATCCACGTTTCATTGATGATCGCCTGGGCGGCCTCGGGTCCTCGGGCCTCAGCGGACGGTGTGAGGAACGGCTTGGCCGCCATCTTCTTCGTGCCGAACTCCAGGTGGCGCCAGTAGTGCGCCCAGCCCGTCGTTTCGTAGACCTTGCCAACACGCCGCATGCGCTGGTTGCGCTTCGTGTTTGAGTACTTCGCCTTACGGCCGACCCGTACTCCGACCGTGAAGTACTCCCCATCCGTGCCCACCCCTGCCCGACGGCGGTTCTTGGCGTTGGCCCTGCGAACAACAATCTCACCGGCAAGGAAGCCCGACCGCTTCGCAACGCGATTTCGAGCCTCATCACGGATGATGTTCCCTGCCTTGCGCATACCAGTGCGCAGGGGTTTCCCACGGACGTCGTCCGGCAACCCGCGCAGGGTATCCAGCAGCCCCTTCAAGCCATGCAGCACCAGGTCTTCAGCCATCAGCGACCCCTGCATCCACCATCAGCGTCAGCCACTGCCGCGCGGTCGGGTCCGGGAGCACTGCGCGGATGGCATACGCCTGTCCATCGAACAGAACGCGCATCGAGGACAGAACGCCAGGGATGTATGGGATCTCCATGCGGGCAGTGATCTCGCCATGCTCGGCGCTTGCCGCCGTGAACTCGCGCCCCGATAGCGGAACCACCTCCGCCGGCAGATCCTTCTGCCAGTCCTTCCACACCCTGGTGTCGCCGCCCAGGGGCAGGCGGACTACCTCGTGGTTCTGCAACGTGATGCGATGCCTGTACTTCCCGGCGCGCCTCACGGCAACACCCGGCGGTACGGGAACATGAGGCGGTCCACAGTCGGGTTCTCCACGTGGATCGTGCCGGTGATGCTGGCCTCGCGGTTCGCGTAGAGGTCGCCAAGCAGCAGCAGCACCGCAGCCCGCAGCGGGCCCGGTAGCGGCCCCGGCGTAGTGGTGAACGTCACCGGGTATGCGCCAGCCTCGCTGACCAGCACGGCTGGCTCAATGGGCAAGGGTGTGCGCCCATCGCCGACCGGCGTCCATTCGTAGGTCGCGGCGGCCAGCGCGTAGCCCGTGGTCCGCTCCACTGACTCCCGCGCCGCGTTGATGAAGGCGCCTATCAGTGCGTCGTCAGCATCATGGATCACAACCAGGTGCGCCTTGGCTTCGGTCAGCGACACAGGTTCCTCAGCCGCTGGAATCAACGTGCGCAGCATGGGCTACTCCTGCGGGCTGGCGCCCTTGATTGCATTGGGATGGGGGTCGATCAGCCCGCCAAGGCGCAGCGCCTCGACGTGGGCCGCATCGACCTCAATCACTTGACCGACCTTGCCCAGGTGGTTGTCGCTCAGCACCAGCACCTCGACGGTTTCACCGGTGGCAGCCAGCGTGTCGGCCGGAGTCGGCGAGGTATCCGCACTGACTTGACCATCCCCGTCGTCAGCGGCGGCACTGGCAGGCGCAGCGCTCGCGGCCGCGTCATCGTCGGCCGCAGCCCCTTGGGTGGCCGGTTCGCTGACCTCCGCGCCCGCTGCCGGCAAGTTCGCGCCGGTGTCATCCTCGGAAGCACCGGCATCGGCATCCCCCACTGACTGGGCGGAGGTCTGGGTGTTCTTGGGTTTAGCCATGTCGTTCTCCAAGGGGCGCCCGAGATGGGCGCCCCTCATTGGTGGGCCAGGGCGATTACGCCGCAGCGCCGTGCTGGAAGGTCTTCACCGCACCGCCCACGTCGATCAGGTTGCCGCCCGAGCGCAGCCAGGCCATGAAGCCCACCTGGCCCTTCTTGATGTAGGCCGAATCGTTGAAGCGGAACAAGGTCAGCGCCATCACGTCGCGGATCTTGTAGTAACTGAAATCGCCGAACGCGATCGACTTGGCCCCCGGAGCCGGCGCGGGCACGTGCTGATTGATGTTGATATCGCGGTTCAGCAGGCGATCCGGCGCGCCGCCGGGGTTGCCCTGCTCGTAGCCCGGAACGAAGATCGGGCGGCCCTGGTCGTCCCTGACCTTGCGCACCAGCTTGAGCATGTCGTCGTGGAGCATCCACTTCGCCAGCTGGCGGTACGCCGGATCGATGCTGTGCTCCAAGTCGACCAGGTCATCGTAGGTGATGCCCGGCAGGGCCGACACGGCACCGATCTTGCCAACCGAGGCGGCAGTGATCAGGCCCATCGGCTGACCGTTGCCCGTACCCAGGGTGTAATGGCGGTTGGTGATGCGGCCCAGACGGGTCTGCAGGCGACGCTCAATGAAGCCGGCGATATCGGCCGTGCTGTCCTGCAGCAGCTCCCACGGCACGGTGACCACCTTGGAGCTGAACTTGTAGACCTGCAGCCCCTTGGTGCCGAACGACACGTCCTGATCCGTGGCCGACTGATTCTCGGCCACGATCTCGCCCTCTTCCGAGGTGCCGTCGCTGGTCGGGTATTGCATCGGCTCGCCACCGGCGGTGCTGAACACGTCAGCCACCTGACGCATGCCGCCGAAAGCCTTGAGGGCTTCCAGGATCTGCGCGGCCAAGCTGGTGGGCACCGTATAGCCACCCTGCTCGGGATTGACGGCCGGGTTGCCCGACATGGCTGCATTGACCTGCTTCCAGTCCTCGGCGCTCAGGGCGTTGTCGCCGCCACGTGCCCAGCGGTCGAACAGACGCATCTCGTTGGTCGGCTCCTGGCCACCGCGGTTTCCGGCGGCGTGCTCGCGCACGCCCTGATCGCGCAGTGCTTCGTCGGCCGTCATGTCCATCACCTTCTGATGGCGCTCGATCGCCGCGTCGATGCGCTCGATCTCGGCCACGTTCTCGTCGTACTTGGCCTGGTTCTCCGGCGTCCACTTGTTGCCGTCGCCGGTGCTGGTGTCCAGCAGGTTGCGGGTGTCCATTGCCAGCGCGGTGCGGCGCTCCCGCTCGGCCTGAATGTTGAAGGGCATGGGCTATTTCCTTTTGTCAAAAAAAACCGCCTTTCGGCGGTCGGGATGAACTGCGGGCGGGAGTCGCTTACGCAGCGGAGCGTTCCAGCAGCGCCAGACGGCGTGACAGGTTGGCCTTGTGGGCGACGGCGGCGCCGTCGTCGGGTACGGGGGCACGGTTGGCCAACGCAGCCGGGGCATTCTCGTAAGCGGACAGATCCCAGGTGTTGGATGCCTTCCTCTTGCCGACGACCTCTACCACGCGGTCGACGAAACCGTGTTCCTTGGCTTCGTCGGCCGTAAACCAGGTCTCTTCGTCCATCCACTGGACGATCTGCGCCTCATTCTTGCCAGTGCGGCGGGTGTAATCGCCGGCCAGCCCGGTATCGATCTTCGCCAGCAGCTCACCGGTCTTGGTCATATCGGCCTTGTTGCCGATAGCAACCGTCCAGGCGTTGTGGATCATGAAGCCGGCGCCCTGGCTGATTTCCACCTCGTCGCAGGCCATGCAGATGCCGGTGGCAGCCGAGGCCGCCAGTCCATCCACGTGGGCAATCACGGTCGCCTTATGTTGCGCGATGGCCGTCATCATCGATCGGGCTGCAAACACGTCACCGCCCGGCGAGTCGATGCGCAGATGGATCACGTCCGCGTCGATGCCGGCCATTGCTTGGGCAAACATCGTCTCGTCAATATCGCCCCACCACCCGCCGATGACGCCGTGCAGGTAGATCGTGGCCTCCCTGCCCTCGGTCTCCGCCCGGATGGGCCTGGACTGGCCGGCGTTGTTCTTGGCCAGCTGCAGCAGCTTAGGAATCGGCATCTTCAGGGTTCCTTTCAGGGTCATCGCCACCAGGCTTCGCCGGCGGCGGCTGGTTGTTCGGCTGGTAGAGCTTGTCGCCACCCTCGATGGGAGGCAGGTTCTTGAGGCGGCGGACTTCGTTGACGACCATCCAGCCTTGCGTGCCAGGGCCACCCAGCGCCTTGCTGAAGTACTCCCCCTGCGTCTTCGAGTCGCCGGCCATAAACATGTCCACGTTGTGCTCAACGAAGTAGCGCGGCGTTCGGAACAGCTTGCGGTTCAACTCATCCTTGATGCGCTTCAGGTGCGGCCCCAGCGTGAACTTCACGAAGCCGGTGCCCATACTCTCGATGCCACTGCCCCAGCTGGTCGCCTTGGTGGTTTCACCGATCATGTGTGGGGGCACACCGAATGCACGGGCCACGTCGATCACCTGCCACTGCCGGGACTCCAGCAGCTGCTGGTCGACCGCTGACATGGTCAGCTCGTGAACCTCCAGCCCCTCGGTGAGTACCAGCGGAATGCGGCGATTGCCCTGCACGCCGCCATACTTCTTGACCCAGGCGTCGCGGAAATCGTCCTGCTGTGCCGTGGTCATCTTGTTCGGCGTGCGGATAGCCACTTCCGGCTTGCCACCCTCGCTGAAGAACTTGCCGGCGTGCTCATCGCCCTGGATAGCGATGCCGATGCCATTCCGCGCCCCCCATTGGATTACCGACATGCCGTGCACGCCATTGAAACCAAACCCGGGGAAATGAAGCACGTCGTCCTGGTCCACGGTGA